GGTGTCACCATCAAAGGAGACCAGTGGGGCCCGATACCCGATTGGCTTGTTCTTGAAGCGGCTCAAGCAGGCGTAACCCAAGTGTGGGACAACCGCAACCAGTTAGCGCAAAACCCGAAGCGTCCTTGGTTTAAAGATGCCAACGGCGACAAAGCGTTTTGGGCTCCTAAGGGCACACCGTTGCCGGTGATGGCAACCCACGAAGATGATCTGGACGACTCACCCGAGGAGCCATTCTGATGAAAAAACCAATAGACGGAATGGAACTTGGCAAGGTGCTTTGCGAAATGTTTGGACGCTGTACAGGCCGTTCTATGACAGCCTGCTCTAACACGTCCCCGTGCGTTCTACCTGCTGAGTACAACTCCCAACGAGGCCGTGGTTCTGATCTGTTGTGTGCGGATGCTACTTGCGCCCGAGACGCTCCGCAATCATCTCGAGTTGATTAGGTCGCCATACATAATGTTCTGCGTGTGGGCTGATGGCGTTTGCCCATATGACCTGCATAGGGGTCAACTTGGTCTTGTCGAGCTTTAACTCAGCGAATATAAGCCCTCTGTCACGATGCGCTAACACAAGGTCGGGGAAGCCTTTGCCGTCAGATCGGAACACACCCGGACGTACTTGGTGAGGGCTGGGGTGAAACACTAACCAGCCGTTCATCACGGCTATCTGCTCAACCTTCGACTGGAAGATGCGCTCGGTTGCTTCACCCCCCACGCTCTAACCTCAGCATTTCATTCTCGTAGTACTTAATCTCTCGCAGTAAACGCGCATTCTGTCGGTACTGCTCCTCGAGGACTTTAATCATGGGTTGCAGATTGCTGATGTTTACCGATTCGCTGAGGATGCCTTCAGGGTCGTGGTGTGCGATTACTTCACGGATGCACGGAAGTAAGCGTTGGTGCATTGGGCAGTAGGTGTAGTACTCGGTTTTGCAGCTGGGGAACGGGCAGTAGATTGCCCTACCCATGACGGCCTGCCAGCCAAATGCCCAGAGCAATCATTGCTACGGAATGGGACACAAAATAGACAAACTCAATCATTCGGTGCTGCTTTGTTTATTTCAGCCTGCAGCGCCTTCTGCAGTTCAATGACTGTGAGAGCTTTGTCTGTGTTGTCCATCGCTGTTCGGGCGGTTGTACGCCAAAACTCGACTTGAGCCGTTAAGAAGTTGACCTGCTGAATGAGGTCGTCGATGTAGTCCTTCATTGTTCCAGCGTCCATTAGAACGGCTCCTCATCGGTGATGTTGTCTGATAGGTCGTCTTCGTGTGTAGCTACAACTGGATCAGGTGTGCCCCGAGGCGGCCAAAAGGCTTTAGCGTCTTTGCCTCCGGTGGTGGCTTTAAACCACGGGCGTTTTGTGCCTGCTACCTGATCACGGTTGTCGTAAACCTCGGTTACGCCTGCTTGGAATGCATCGAGGACTAACCAGTCGGGCAACTCACCGAACTGGTTGCCTTTGACTGTTACGCCATTAGCAGATGCAAGGCTGTCGGGGTGGGATGGTGGCACATGCACGGTCTTGCGGTCAGGGAAAGCGGTGCTGGAGCGTGGAAGATAGCCACGTCCAGCTGCTTTGCTCATTTCTTCACGGCTGGGTCGTTTGTTTACATCGGAGCCAGCCATGCCAGCGTTAGCCAGTGCACGGCCTACAGCAGAGGTTTCACAGTTCTCGACGTGGCTTGTGCGGTTTACATTGCCAGCACCACGGACTTCTTCGGCGTAGCCAGTAGCGATGCAAACATCTTCTAGCCATAGTTCGGCACGAATCACGCAGATGTCTGCACCGGGTGTCGAGACCATGTGTGTAATGGTGCGTCCGTTGGGGTGCTGTTGGAGCCAGCGTGAGTGTCGTGCTGCTACTGGCTCGTAGTCGTCAAGATTAAAGCCCACTTGCAGCCTCCTTCTTAGCCTGACGCTTTGCCTTCGCTTCGGCTTTGCGTACACGGTCTGCTTCAGCCTTCGCTAGTGCTTCGCGTTGGGCCTTGGTTGCCTTGGTCTTGTTTGCTTTGGCATGCAGTGCAGCTGCGTGAGCAATCAACGGGTTTACGCCACGGCGCAAAGTTATTCCGAGGTTTTTGTCGCCTTCGAGCATTTGAAGATGCACGAGCGCATCGTATTCGTGTTGCTCTAGCCGTAGGGCTACAGCGTGTGTTTTGTTTACCATCAGTTTCTCCTTGATGTTGTTTACTTGCCTGACGATACACGCCAGTTTGATGCACCCTTACCATCGGCCCACAAGATGCGAGCCACCTTCAGGTTGCAGGATGGGTCTGTCAGGCTTTTGATGACCTGACGATAAGGGCGTTTACACGTCTTAGCAGTGAGCGTACGCCACGTATTGTTAATTTGAAGTAGCCCGACATCGATTGACCCGTCACGGTTAGCACGGCTGATTGCTGAACTATTGCCTCGGGACTCGCGCCAGCAGATGTGATCGAATGCCCGGATAGGCAGTCCGTGTTTACGGAACATGGCGTGCCACTGTGGGCATTTCCACTCGGGTGCAGCTGATACTTGCACGGACGGGATAAATAGGGTGAGTACTGCGAAGCAGAGCAATGCACGTTTCAATCTTCTCTTCTTTGATAGTCCAATAATTCAGTCTCTGTAATCCATAGTTCTTCGTCTTCGAAGTTCCAGTCGTACGGAGGGTCTTGCCAGTGGGTTTCAATGTCAAGGGCTTGGTACATGCCGTAGATGAGGCAGGCCATAAATAACCCTAGAGGCACGGTGACTAGGAATACCATCATCAAAACAACCTCTGTTCTTTTAGGGCCTCAGACACTGCCCCTGAGCCGTTAAACAGGTCGTCTACGGTGTCGCCTTCTTCATAGCCCAACAGATCCAAAACCCATCTCGTCCATTCATAAGGCTTTGACCCAACAAAGTTTTGACGAAGAGGATTGGCCGTTAAAACGTCCTTCACACGGGGGGCTTGGGATTTCCAGCCTTTGCGAGTGCTGGGCACTTTTATTAGTACAGGTTCCCAATTGTTAGAAATGCGACTGCCGCTTTGAATTGCTGAAGGCTTGTGCCAAACACAAACTCTAAAGCCGTTTCGACTGTCGGTCTCTACAACATCAAGGTAAGTGCTTAGGCTGTGAACGGACATAGCAATGGCGTAACCGTCATAATTGTCGTTCAGTTGCTTAACAAGTTTTTGATGGGTTTCAGGCATATCCCACAGATAAGCCTCGGGGTGGTTGTCTGCTTGTCCTTTGCCTTTTCCATCTCCACAACCGCCAGCGCCGTACCAGCGAACTGCCCTACCTAAATACGGCGGATCTGCTATGGCAAGTTTCATCGAAGAGCCTTCTCTCCTTCTTCGGTGATTTCGCAGACCTGCATAGCGGAGCCTGCGCTGGAAAGACGGGTTTCGCCTGTTGGGATGATGAAGCCTTCTGCACGGAGTTCGGAGCATCGCTTCCAGTAACAGCACTTTGGCTTCAGAGCCAGTCCAGAGGCCATACCAGCCTCTTCATCGGTCATCCCGCCCTGTTGGTACTCAGCAAGCAGAAGCATCGCCTGTGTGGCTCTACGGGGCTTGACATCGCCACCAGCCTTAACGGATGTAATCGGGTCGGCACTGCGGAACAGTGGCAAGTCGTCAAACATGTTGTCTCCTTTGTTTAGGGGTACTTGGTTACCCGTGTAAACATTCTGCCCAATGTGTAAACACAAGTCAAGCATTAGAGGGGGACGGAGAGGCTAGGCGCAATGGAGAACTACCTAGCCCCTCCTAGCGACTGACGAAACCAAGCGCCAGCCACGTTCTTACGGCTTCGGAAGAGACCGCCACATTTTTTCTAGTTCCTCTGCCGACTCCCAATCATTGGACACCTCGACATGGAGCCATGCCCCACCGGGTGTGCCAGCGTTGTCGGTCTTCGTAAACACCTTCACGCCTGCTTCACCTTCGCCACGGGAACAGCGGTAGCCCCTGCCCCATGGGGTTTTGTCTTTCGGGTCTTGCTTGGGGTTGAGATACGAGTAGTCGTGTACTTCGCAGATCCGCAGCTCTTCGCTGTAGGTCATGAACCAGTCCCACGCTTGTCGAGCAGCTGCGCGTCCTGCACGGGTGGCTGGGTAGCCCATATCGACTGCGTACCCTGTCGCATGCACTGAGAGGTTCTTGGAGCCTCGCATCTGGCGGTTCACATACATGCCGAGGTTGGTGAAACCCCAGCGCCGTTTACAGAGGTCGTAGAACTTCTTTGTGACGGGGTCTGTTGCGCCACCGTTCCACGCTGGGTAGTAGGGGTATTTACGGGGCACTTGGCGGATCCTTTGGTTTGTCTTTGAGGCCGTTGCCTGCGAGCAAACCTATAAGCCCGCCTGCGAGGGTCATCAGCATTGGGGAGAGGACTGCCCATGCTTCTGCGTCGTTGGGGGCTTGTTCGAGTGGTTGGACTACGAATAGGAGGCCGTAGATGAGCGAGACGATTGCAGCCACGAATGAGAACGAGAGCGCGATGCCTACGATGAGGATGAGTCGGGCTTTGATTTCTTCGTTGCTTAGGCGTTTTTCGGGGTTCATGGGCATCGTCTTTCTAGTAGGCCGTCGGCTTTGGTGGTTTCGCAGTTTTCGCGGATGCGGTCAGCGCAACTACTCAGGGTCAGTGCCAGTGTCAGCGTCAATAGCAATCGCTTCATCTGTTGCCTCCTGTGGGCGTACAAGTGGTGCTGGCGGTTCTGTGTCGTGTTCCCACAAGATCAGGACACCATCTGTCAAAGCCCAACCAGTGTCAAACCCTGATTCCTCCAATAGTTGCATTGCTTCTAAATGGTTCATGCTGAAACCTCCATAAGAATCATTGTTGATAAGTCTCCACCAATTTGAACGGATGCCGAAGCAGCGCCCGAGTTGCTGAAAAACTGTGTCTTGTAAGTTGTCGCCGAAGTTGTGGCAGGGCTGTCTAAGTAACAAGTGCTCATCGCTGCGATACGAAGGTTTAATGCAGTTCCTGTGTAGCCAGCGCTGTGAGCAATTAAGGCAATCTGTGACGCTCCACGGACTAGCCGAAGGTTAATAGCGTTGTTCACGTTTGCGCTGCTCTTATCACCACCAACTTGATTAACAAATACAAGGATTTTGCTGGAGGTGCTTTGTGGTGTAATCGTTGCACTGAGTGTCGTATCTGCATAGGTTGCTGTGGAATTGCTGACGGGCGTTGCAGTTGTGCCTTGTACTACCTGCAAAATGCGAAACGCACCTCGAAGGTCGTTCTGTTGTGCAGCTGTTAAAACAGCCCCTGAAGAAAAGGACGCTGGGAGATTTGTAGGGGTAGCCATATATTTATCCTAAAAGGTCAGTTCCATCAAGTGTGGATTGGTTAAGAATGAAAACCGCAGCCCAACGCGCCGAACCCTCAAAGGTTGTGCGCCACTCACCCGGAGTCACCGTGTGCGAGATGCGAGAAATGAGCATTGGTGTAGTGATGGCGTTACCCGTCGGAGGCTGAACCACAAGCGTGATGCGGTCATTCAGCTCACGGTCAAGAGCATTAGCCCAATCTGACGTGGGCGACAGGACAACTTCAAACGGATCAGCCTTCGGGTAAACCTGCCCACCCCAGCTTGTAATAATCGTGCCAATGTCCACAGCGTCAGCAAGCGTAGAAACCTGCGTATCAAGCGACTCCTCAGCAACGCCAAAAGTGTTGACGCTTGTCGTGTTACGCCCGATGTAAACACCACCGCCCGACATAGAAATGTTCGCCTCGTTACGCATCGAGTCGCCGTCATAAGAAAGTGTCACCTCAGGCCCGATAGCAATACCGCCAGCGCCGTAAGTGCCCTGCGAAACAACCGAGCGTGTCTGTGTGCGGATCTGGTTTTGGTTGTACAACGTCACCACGCCAGTACGGTCAACGAACAGCGGTGCATACTCAGAATCTGCAACCTTCTGCAATTCACTCGTGACACGAGGAGCGTCGTCAGTAATGTCAAGCACACTCGACGCAGGAGCAGACGGCCCACTCGTTAAAGACGCAGGAAACGGGGTCTGACCGATAAGGCGCGTGAATCGTGCAGTTGTGGTCTCAGCCAGTGCAACCGTGGAGTACTTGAAAATCTCCTGGAAAATGGATTGGGCAATGCCGGTGCTCCACACGATAACTTGCTGAACAGATCCTGTACCGATGTTTACAGCCTCAGGAAGAGCAATGTAAATGCCAGCGTTGTTTACAGTCGTGGTGGCAATCAGGATGCCGTCGATATAAAGCGTGATGGTACGCGCGGAGCTGTTCCAGTCGAAGGACAGCATGCGGGCAGCGCCCGAGTCAAACCCTGATGAGTTAGTGCTGGCGACCTTTGAGTTACCGAACGACGGCTCGGTCACTTCGACACTGAACTTTCCTGTGCTGTTGTCGTAGCTCATGTACCAAAAATGGTTGTAGATACTGCCGTACAAGAACTGCGAAATGCTCCCCGATGAGTCAGGGATAGCCCAACACGAAACCGAGAAACTACCCGGACTGCTGTTCGTTCCGCCCTGCGCTGACAGTGCAGCGTCAGAGCCTGTGCCCGTTACAGAACTATTAACAAGCCCCACAGCAAGTTGAGAACCGCTCGAAGCAGCTGCAGTCGTCGCCATGTCTAACGGTTCAGACCCGTAATCCTTCAAAGACTGGTTAAGCGTGTACGGCCCTACAGGCTCGTCACAGGGGTAATAGTGACGTGGAGACGTTGACAGGATGTACGAACGGCTCCAGTCCGCAGGGAGCGTCTCAGAGGCAAGGAAACCAAGAGCGTCCATGCAAGACAGGGTCACGGTTGAGTCTTGTCCTGCGTCCGTCCACGCTGGAGGCCATCCCTGAATAAAGCCACGAAACACCCTGTAGGTGACTCCGTTGTGAACCGCTGAGATTTGAATCTGACGGCGCGGTAACAGTTTGCCGTAGTAAGGGCCTGAAGTGTTGAACGGGTCAAAGCGTCGGTCTCGGTTGCTCAAGACAACTATTGCGTTGCCCGAGAACGTGTCCCAATCGTCAGAGCGTCCACGATCTGTTGACATCTCACGGACATACGAAGTGACGTTTACCCAATTAGGAAACAACACATAAGGGCCGTCGTCAAAAGCGATTTCTACAGTGGCGACGGGAAACGGCATCAGCGACCTGCACCGCTGCGGATGCCATAACCGCCGTCGCTACGAGCACCCTCACGAAGGATGCGCTTAATCTCGCCAGCCACCGCCTTCGGATCAGTCACAGGGGAAACCTGCACGATGATGCTGCCGGGGTTACGAGCTGCATAAGTGCTGGCTCCAAGACCCTGTGTGGCAGTCACGCCACGTTGGCGCTGAGACCGCAAGGTCATGTCGGTAGTTTCGGCAAACCCTTGTCGAGTTCCCTTACTGAAAGAGAAGTCTGTGCTACCTGTGGCGATGAGTTCACCAAGGGGTTGGAAGGTTGCAAAGTTGTACAGGTTTTTAATTCGAGCGATGCTGTTAAACGCTCCAAGTAAAGCGTTGATTTGTTTACCGATTGCGTTCAGGTTTCCGTCTGTGTCGTACAACAGAAACTGCAGCTGGAACTTCAGTTCTTCGACACCGCCAGCGAAACCCTTCTTGCCGAAAGCGTCAGCAACCTTAATCGCGGACTCAGCGAGGGTTTGGATATAAGGCAAAATGTAGAGACCAAGCGACTCTTTCAGTTCGTCGAGAGTGATGGAAAGACGAGCCATCGTGCCCTCAAAAGTTGCAGCCTTCTCATTAGCACCGCCAGCAAACTTTGCTGTCAACTCATCCTGAATAGTGCTGAACTTCTTAGCCTTCAGCTCTGCCTTGCTGTAACCAAGACCCAAACGACCAAGGGCTGAATTCTGACCTTCGCTGGCACGAGCCAAACCGTTAACCACAGCCTCCAACGGCTTGCCAGTTCGCCCCGAAATATCTAATGCCAGTGACAACAGCTTTTGAGCCTTGGTGACATCCTTCGTGGAACGAAGCAATCGATTGAGACCCGGACGAAGATCGTCATCCGCCACACCCGTCGCACGGGCAGTCACATCGATGTAATCCTCAACGGCTGCAATTTGTGCGTCAGTTGCCTTGGTCGTCGATTTTAAAGTGCCAGCAAGTTGAACCTGCGCCAGTTGATCTGCGCGAGCCATCTGAGCAAAGTTCCACAAAGACTTAGCGCCAATGGCAGCTGCGACACCAACCGCTGCAAAACCAATCGCAGCAGCTTGACCCATCTTCTTCAAAACAAAAGCAGCCTTCTGAGCGTTGGTCTCAAGTTGCTTAAATTGCTTGATGGCTTTTTGGATGCCCTTGCCGTCAAACTGGCTAATGATTGGGATAGTTATCGCCATCAGATGTCCCTCTGTACTCGACGCATTAAGTCGTTAATTAACTTTGTCACATTCCGCACGACTTCTTCTTCGTGCTTCAAATAAGAACGCCACAAGAAACGCCCCGGCTGGCCGTAACGCTGCGACAAGTCCTGCACCATTTGCTTACCCTTAGCAGTAGGGACTTTTCCTTTGCCGGACATCTCAACAGTCAGCGCCGAAGGGCTAGTCCAGCGCACACCAAACGTGGCAAGGTTGCTCACATAGTTGCCGTACTGGCGAGGCTTCTTGCCCGACACGAATGGCTTGATGCTGCGATCATCTTTAGCGCCAGCCCACGGAAAAATGGGCTTGGTCTGCTTAGCACCTC